GACCTGGGCGCTGACCTGGTCGCGGACCTGGGCGTCACCTAGCCGTAATTGAGCAATCGCGATCGCAATATGCAATGGGCTGTCCAGGTGGATGATATATTTGGGCGTTGGCTTTTTGGCCACGGCGTAAAGCTCGGCAAAAATTTTCCGAACTTTCGCGCGATCCACTGGCGTCGTGGACAATCCGATTTTCAGCCATTCATTACGGACAACGGGAATCAGCTTTTCCTGTTTAGGTGTTAATTTTGTAATCATATATTTTGAGTCCAGCGTCACGCTGGTTAGTCGTTCACGTTACGGATGGCTTCCGGGGAATACTCACGCTGACGCATGATCCGATAATTGCCGGCTGGCAATTCGATGGTGGAATGTTCGTCGTGCGTCACCTTGCCTCCGGTCGGCAGCGATACATACACTTCGCCGGCCAGCGTGCTGGCCTTGGCGCTCGTCGATTGAATTTCCCCCTGCTTGAACCACTGCACAGGCTTGGTCGTTTCAAGCGTGTGGTGATGACCCGTAGCCGTGCCGTGGGCGAGGACAATGCTCGCGGATTTCTTCTGCTTCACGGCAGAGGTTGGAATATCGGCGATGCTCTCAATGAGAACGTCGCCCTGGCGGTAATGACTTTGTGTGTGTTTCATGTTTTTGTTTTGGTGGTTTCAGATTTCGATAACTGGTTGTGCTTTTCCTCGAACGCTGACTTTCAAATCCTCTTCGGCGATGACTCCCGGAAGCTTTCCGCCAGCATTTAGAATTTCTTTGATGGCGACCATGTCCCATTCGATTTTTCGAACAAGGTCGGGACGCGATTTGATAAGCTGAAAGTCGTTAATCTGTTTGATATTCCACGTCTTACGGTTAGATTGTCCGCTGGCGCGTGTGACCTCAATCGGCTTGGCTTCAGCGCGGGCAAGCCTGTCGGCTTCTTCCTGTGCCTGACGTTTCGCCGATTCCGCTTTCTCGCGGGCGATGCGCTCATTCTCGGCAGCTTCAGCATGCGCCTTGGCAGCGGCTTCGCGCTCTTTGGCGTTCGTAGCCTCACGCGCTGCGCGATCGGCGGCTTCGCGTTCTTCGCGGGCCTTGCGCTCGGCTTCGGCCTGCTCGCGGGCGATGCGGTCAAGCTCGGCCTGCTTCTCGCGCTCGATGCGTTCCAATTCGCGCTGTTGCGCTTCCTGCTCTTCACGCACGCGACGCTGTTCCAACAATGTGAAATCCTTCACCAGTAACTCAATGCGGCCTAGTTCTCGGTCGAGTTCTTCGCGCTCGACATTGACTGCGCGATCTAGTTGACGGCCAGCTTCAAGCAATGGCTCTTTGAGCTTCTTCCGGTCGCGCTCAAAGGCGAGCGAGAGGGATCTCAAAGCCTTCATCGCGTCCACGGCGGAATTGTTTTCTGCGGAGTTTGTAACTTTGCCGATGAGCGCCGACTTAAATAGAGCCATTTCTTTTTGCTCCGTGGCTTCGGCAGAGATGTTGAACTTCGGCACGAACGCCTGGTCTGCTTTTACGAGGGATAATTCGGACATATAAAAAAATTGGTTAGAATGACCGTCTCTCCGGTCTGTCAAGCCTGCTACTTTCTCGGCGGGCTTTCGCCGTTTTTTTGGTAGCTGATTACGACTGCGGATTGATGACCTTTTTGAGGTTGTTAATCAGTCCGACTTTGGCTCGGAGCAAACGCTTGGCGTCATCGGTCGCGAGGTCGTCAAATCCCCCGAGGCTGTCAGCATCCTTCACCAGTTGTTCAGTTGCGACATAGTTGCGGAACTGCTCAAAGGTGATGCCTTCAGTGATAATCAAGGCTTCAAGTTCTTTCTGCGGGCCGGTGTTATGTGTTTCAGCCGGGGCAGGAAGTCTGGTCGGCGGCTCGGTCGAAACCGGCGTGGAAGTAACGTCAACAACCGTTGCCGCTTCGTCGTCGTTATAGACGCCTGAAAATCCGAAAGCCATGCGCGCCGCCTGACAAAGCGTGCGGTTCCGCAGCATCCGGCGCGGCATGTTGTTCCAAGGATCTGTGTTGCGTTTGCATTCAGACAGGTATTCAGTGACCTTGACCGGGTGCGAACGGTTCTTCAGGTGAACCGTAGCCGTGCAGGAGACAAGATTCCCTTCGCTGTCTTCCGCGAAGTCAAACTCGATGCCGTCAAATTCTGAATGCCGGACAAGCATCTTGTTCCATCCGTCAACGGAAACAATCGGACAAATGCCGCCGCCCTTCGCGGGAAATGCGTAAATCTCCTTCAAGAACGGATTCAATCCGTATTCATTGGCGACGACGGTCAGGGCCATGAGTTCAGAGTCTGTCGCCTTTTGAAAAACGGTGTCCTTCAGTGTGGCGAGAAGTTTTGCCGGCTCAACCGAAAGGCGAGCGGCCATGATTGCGAGTGCGGACGGCTTTTGTGCGCCAGCCTGCGGCGTCGTTTTTGCGAGTGCGGTTTGTGACATATATGAGTTGTGTGTTGGTTGTTGTGTTGGTTTAGTGAACAAGAAAAAGCAGAGTAAGAACTGCGCCGATAAACACCGATCCGATGCAAATCACAGGCAACGGTAGCGGTTGCGGCGGCGTCTCCCAAAAATGCGGCGAGTGAATTTCAATCCCGTCAATTTCAACGATGGTGGTTTTCATTTTTTCAAAAGGTTTTCAAAACGGGTAACGTAGTCGCGCTGCTCGCGGTTCAAATGCTTCGCGTTCGGACAATGCCAGGCCACCGCTACCTGACGCGGGGTAAGTTCGGGAAGGTCAAATCCAGTCCTGTTCCAAATAATGCAGCGCACCACTGTCTTTGCCGTTTCAGGATTTGTGGCGGCAGAGTAGGGGAGTGCCGTCGCCTCACGCCATACACGCGGAAGGCATTGATACCGGCTGATTTCGTTTGCGCGGCCTTTGGCAAAATCATTGTTGCCGCTTTCCAGTTGGCCGAGTGCGGCGAGATAACCGGCAGCGCGTCCTAGATCCGCGCTTTCAACGCCACGCTGCCGGTTATTTGTCAATGACGCATCGGTGCGGTCAGACAGATTCAGCACACGCTGATTGCCCGTCTCGCTTGCGACCGACACCGACGCGCTGGCAATGCCGAGGAACAGCACGGCCAAAAGTGTTCCGACGCTCGCAAGGCTTGGAAAAGAAGTTAAACCTTTGCCCGCTACCTCAACATGAGGATTCACGCCGGAAATCTTTTGAGACTTTTCAAGCTCTGCCGCCATGCATCGCGGGCAGATGCCGTGCGTCACGGCATTGTCAATGCAATGCACACGCTCGCCAGTCTCGCGGTTGAACCACCCATTGTGCCATGAGCAGTATCCAAGAATCGCATCACGTTCGCGCTCACGGTCAACCGCTTGGTCGCGGTAGTCGTCCGCATCCTGATTCGATCCGAGTCCTGTTAGGCGTAGTGGCATGTTAAGATTTTTTACGAGATTTGATTTCTTCCTTGATAAGCTTCGGTAGCTGTGCCGCAAAAACCGACATAGAGATAAGTTGCTTCTCGGTAAATCCGGCCTTGTTCTCATTCCACCAAAGCTCAAGCGCGGCGTAGCCGCTGGATGCAGGCAGTTCGGCTTGCGCTTTGTCGCCCAATTTAGCTAGGTCAATCCCGCGCAATGGGGCAGGGGATGGTTGCGGTTCTGGCAGGCTTGTCGGTTCACTGGCTTGGGCGAGCGGCACGCGTGCGGCTTGGCGGATGGCTTTCGCTGTCGGCTTTTCGCCGGCCTTTGCCAACACTTCAGCACGGCGTTCCGGCTCGACTTTGGCTAACTCGCGGGCTTGGCTCTCATTCTTAATGTCCGCAATTGCGGACACCGATTTTGCCGCAGCAGCCGACTCAATAATCTGGTAGCAGTAGGATTTTCCGTAACCCCACTTGGTTTTGCAGTAGGCCTCAAACGACTGGAAATCGGCACGGTAAAGACGATTGTCGCGGATATACTGCAACGCTTCACCGACCTGAATAAACGCCACCTTGTTTTGCTCGATGATGTTTTCTAGAAACAAAAGCCGGCGAGATTCGTCCAGACTGATCGGCTCAAGGTCGGTTTTCATAAAGATTATTTCACGCGCCAGATGCGGCGGGTATTTGCATCCACTTGGCGAGTGGCAATCTTGTAGCCGTATTGCTTCGCCATCACCCAGGCATTTGACCAGTTCGTCTTGCCGCACAAAAACGACTCGCCAACCTTCATCGTAATCATCAGCGACCGCATCTTGCCTTTCGCACCACCGCGATTCTCCGGCGGCAACGGCACGCCTTTTTCAATGGCGTAGAGATTCTTTGCGATGGACATAAATATAACTCTTGCAGGTGGCAATGCACCCTAGTTAAAAAAATTTATCCGCCTACCAGAGTTGACAACCGATGACGAATTTCACCATTTAAGCTGCGGTTATTTTGCTCTGCCGAGTTTTTCAATGCGGTGTATATACCGGAGTCCACGCGAAAGCCGATGAACCGCTTACCGGATTTCGCATTTTTCTTGATTTTTTTTGGCATAATTATAGATGCACAATGTTTGGGCTATTTAGTTGCCGCAAATTTTGATTGTTTTTGAATGGGGGCGATCTGATTACAAACGAGGGCTTTTACTATTTCCGTCCTGTTGGTGGCATTACGCCTAGCCAGTTCATCAATCATGGCGACTTCTTCTGGCGTGAACCAGAAGCCGACATATTTTTTTGATGGATTGCGCTGGTTAGGCATAAATCAATTTCAAGGTGAGAATACACCCCATGAAAAAGATTGCAACACTTTTTTGCTAAATTTATTTATGTGTTGCATAAACCGTTGGTGTGTAATAGAAAATAAATCATGGGAAGGCAACTTGAATTTGGGTTTTCGGCGAATTATGGCAAGGGAGAGCAATACACCTCGCTGCGCGTTTCGAGAATTGTTTGTTCGCTATTTTTCAGGACAGATAAGGTGCGAATGGATTGGTGCGTTAAAAACGACCTGCTTCCGCCATCCAATTTGCGCGGAACGGTGTCAATAAACCGGTGGATAGACTCGCAGATGAAATCGAAAATGTGATTTGAATGGAAAATCAGATTTGGTACATTTAATAATGTGAATACCGTGATATGCACTAAATGCGGCAGCACAGGTTGGCCGCGAAGAAAGAATCCCGGCAGTTTTGCCGTCACTATTCTGTTACTGCTTTTCTTCATCATCCCAGGCTTGATTTACGAAGCGTGGCGTATTTTTTCTACCTACAAGGTTTGCAAACTTTGCGGATCGCGTGACATCATTCCGGCGGATAGTCCGCTCGGAAAGAAAATCGCGGCAAATTTGAAAACCACACTCCTTATCCTAATCATCGGACTGTCTGCCTTCGGCTGCGCTGGCCTTCCGCCGATTGAAAAACAATCCGCCGCCGAAATCGCCGCGAGAACAACCTTTTACAGAGATAATTTCAAAAAAGTTTCTAGCGTTGACGGTGAAAAATTCGGCGTTTTTCTCTATAATGGAGTTGACGACTTTGAAGCATGGCTTCATGCCGAAAAGCAAGACGGCAAAGAAACTGTTTTTGCTTTGCTTGTGAAAACCACTCGCGGCAATTCTTATGGCTGGGCGTTTTGGGGAGAGGCTTTCGACAAGGACGGCGCAAATTTGAATGTTGAAAAAATCGCAAGCGAAGTCGGCGATGGCGGAGTAACCTACGAACTAATCGGCGTTCACATGGTTCACAGTTATCTTGAAAGTCACCGAGCAAGTGGAATTTTTCTTCGCATTGACGGTAAGCGGGCGCAGAAAGTTATTAATGTGCCGGCGAATTATATTGACGGTTTTCTGAATAAAGCTTCCGCGTCTGGAATTTGAAATCCTCACCATCTCGACCCGACAAAAGTCAAATCAAACGGGTCAACGTCTCCCACTTGTTGCGCGCCAACCGTCACCTTAAATTGACCGTCATTCCCCGCCAAGAAATGCGCGTGCGTCAGCGGAACAATATCCGTCCGATTGATGATTAACACCTGGTCGCCTTCGGCGTGGTCTGCAATCGCAGTCCCGTAACGTCCTCGAATCACCGTCAACGAATACGCACCGGATGCGGTCAAGGTCGCTTCCGAAATGGACATAATCTCGTCACCAATGAACAGCAAGACGGTATTGTTCAAAGCATCAAAATCGCAGACATCTGGCAAAATCAAATCGGGGCCGTCCAACTGAATTTGCAAACCATCAACAACGGTTACGCCAGCGCCTTCCGCCGGCAAAGCATTTCCGATGGAGATTGCCGCTGAAGCTGCCGGAAAATCCGCCGTTAGTGAACCGTTGAATGCGAACTTTACAAGCGTGGCCAGCAACAAAAAACTGTCCGGTGCGCTACCGTTGAAAACGTAATTTCGACCCAAGTAAACCTTGGCTTGAATGGTGTTCTTCTGGTCGCGAGCTACAAGCGCCGCAATGGCATTGCTTGCACCGCCAGAGCTGTCAGATGGCGCAGCCGGACACAATGCCAATGGCAATTCGACAATTCCAAAACGAGAGTTTGGCTGGATGACAATCGGATCTGGGACAGGCGTTGTGCTGCCGCCTCCGCCAATGTGCGGACTCACGCCACTGGAAACATAAAGCGAACTGAACGCGACATTCAAATAACTCCTGTCGGCAGCGTATTCGAGCGTGAACACTGGCTTCGACGGGTCAGGAAAAGTGCGCTTTGTAACGCGGAAATAACCGGCGGCTGTCGGGCGCAGCGAGTAGTTCAAATAAAACACCGTGCCGGGAGCCAGACTTAACCACGTTGCCGGGTCATAAAGCACGTCCAGCGTGCCAGTGATCGGCGGGCAACTGGATGCGACTGCAGCAGCCTGACAGAGAGCCAGAGCGTTGGCACGCTGCGTTACCCAATCGCGTTGCAACGTCTGCGGCTGCGCGACCTTTTGCGCGGCCGTTGACGCGCTAAAATCTTTCCATTCGACAAAATCATTTGTGAAAGCCGCGTCGCGGTTCGGAAACACAATGCGCGTCTCGTTGTAGGTGTTTGACCAGTCAACCGACTTCGGCTTCGGGATGTCTGCCAGCAACGTGTCATCAATGGTTTGAATCGGTGGATTCATTCCAGTCGTTACATAACTGGCCGGCGCACGGACGGGAATCAGCGTCAATAGTCCGGCGTCATCCAACTGCACAGTGGCGTCAACTGATTCACAAAGCTGCTGCATCAATGACGCGGCTGTGTCAGCTCGCGTGATGATTGGCGAGATGCCCAAGCCTTCGGTGAAAAACTTGTCTGCAGCGGATGCAAGTTGAGCCAGGTTGAAATCGTCGTCGGTCAAACCCAAGCCGGTGCGCGGGTTGGTGAGCAGATCGTAAAACACGACCGCTGGATTTGCCTCGTTTGAAATGGCCGCGTGTGTCGGATCGGAAAGCCATCCTGCCGTTGGCGTTCTGCTCAAAACAATCTCGATGTTTTGAATGTTCGTCTGGTTTAAGCCAAGAAAGAATTGCTTAAAAACCGCGTAGCACACGCCATGCATCGGGCTATGCGCCGTGCCGCTGACAGCCAGATAAGTGTCGGCTGTCTGCGTCTCCGTTCCCCAATATAGCCGCAAAATGCCGTAATTCGGAATCGTAATCTCGATGTAATCTTCCGCACCTCGATAGATCGGATTCAACTTCACCCAGGCGTAAATCTGGCCGGTGGCTGTCTCGGCCGTGAGCGTCGTGCCGGGAATCGTATATTGGAATTGCTTCGGGCTGACGACGGTAATTACAAACTCGCCGTTAAACTCCGGCTGGTCTGCACCGTTAATCACTACGCTTTGGCCAGTGGTCAGGCCATGCGCGTTAGCGGTCTGAAACGTGGCCACGTTGTTCGTCTCTGACAGATTGACCGGATTCAGCGGCGTGTTGCTTGTGTAAACTGCGTCGCCGTTCAAATACAAATCATGGAAGCCGTCAACCGGGCCCAGACAGAACGCCACGCCGAATCCGGCGTAATAGTTCGTGCCGCTTCCGCCGCCGCCCTTGCCTGAATCCTTGCCGCCGCCACCCTGTGTTGTGGCGCGCTGGTCAAATGCGTCAGTTATGAAAGTGCCGGCGAATCTCCGCTTGCCAGCAAGATACGGAAGCGGGTTTGCCTGTTCATTCGTGGCCGCGTTCGTATTGTTCAAGCCGAGCTGCTTGCTCGGCGGCTGCGCCATGTTCTGTGTTCCGCCAAAGCTCATGAGGCAACCTCCATTGGCCTTTGGATTTCCACGATCCGCGACGCGTAAAAACTTTCCCGAAGGTATGAAATTTGCACGCGCCGGCCGGGAAAGGCGTGAATAAATTCGTCGCCAGTCAGCATCAATCCGACATGATGGCCGACGATTGCGAGGTTGAACACCAGCGCGTCGCCGGGCTTCAGATTCTCCACACGCTGAAAATCCTGACGGTTTGCGAACCAGTTGGACACCTTGGACGCTTTAAGGTGGTTGCCTTCATCAAGCGCATATCGTTCGGTTTTCAACTTTTTGAGAGCGCCGCACGCGAGGTAAATGCCAGCGACGAGATGGACGCAATCCGCCCCGGCTTGTTTGACCATCGCGTGCGGCACAAATGGAGTATCCACCCAAGTCCGCGCTTCAGCTTCAAGAGCGTCAATTTTTTCTGGCGTGTCGAAAAACGGTTTCATTTTCCACCCTGCGAAACTGGGTTAGCGTTTACGGCTTTGAGCGTCGGGTTGCGGTCTGGAATCGCAACAAAGCCATTGAAGTTTTTATAGTTGTTGAACTTCTGTTGGCACATCGTCGCCGAATGATTGCAGCCAGCTACGATTTGCGCGTTTACCCCTGCATTGGTGCGTGCAAATGGCAGGTTCAATGTCAGTTGGATTTGTGAGCCAATCTGTTGGCTGGCAATTATTGTGCGCGCTTCGTAGTTCACGCCAACGCCCGTTTCAATCTGGCCGTTTTGCAAATAGTTCGTCGTGAAAAACGGTGCCGAGAATGCCGGCAACAATGGAGTAACCAGAACCGTCGGCGGATATGTATCACTCACGGAGTCCAGGCTCACGCTTGTTTCAAAGTATGCGCGACCGGCTTTGCAGGTGTTCGGATTGTAAAGCGTGTTTTGGCAGGTTGTCCCCTTCAAATAGCGCGGCAACTTGCGTTTCAGATAGCCGAGTCGGCTTTCACAGTTGGCCGTCAGTTTTGTTCCGGTATCCTCCACGCTAACCACTCGGCCTGAAAACAGCTTTGTCTGATTGTCCAGCGCGCCTTCGCCGGATGACAAATCCAACGCGAATATTTCAACAAAAAGTGTTCCACTGAATGGCACCGGCAAAAACAGACTGAAGGGATGCGCTGGATCGGGCTTGGCTTCAATCTTCAAATCGTCCGTGCTCATGTCCAACACATGAGTCAGGCCGGAAAAGTTGATGGGGTAATTTTGATAAGCCTGATTCTTTGAAACGACTGGCGAGGCAAAAGAAGTAAACCGCCAATCGTTTTGCGCTGGCGCATTTGCCCAAAAGTGAAACAAGTAAATCGGCTGCGCTCCCAAAATTGCTCCGGCATATTCCATCGGAAGTTCCGCCACGGACACCTTCCGCATCATCCGGCATTCCTGGTAAAACTCACCTTCTTCGACATCCTCGGCAAGGCGAACGAAATGCAGTCGGCAAATGGTTGTTTCTGCTGACGGAATTTGCGGAAGCACATTGTCCACCGTGACCGTTTCGGTAGCACCAGCCGCGACAACGCTTGTGATTTTCGCCGCCGTTTGCGTGCCGTCTGGAAAAGTGAACAGCAGGTAGGTGTCTGGCCTATCATTCCAAAAGGTTGAAAGACTTTCCGCCACCACGCTAAAAACCGTCGTTGAACTGCCTGACGTGATTTGCGCGGCCTCGACTGGAACCGGAAGCCAGAATCCATTGGCACGGCCAACCAGCGCGGCGGTGAAGGCGTCAAAAGCTGCGATGCCAGCAGAATCAAGGTCGCATTCAAACTGCCAGCCGTTCACCGTCCAGCTTGCCAGTGGCGTGAAATACTCTGCGCCGAATCCAACATCCTCTGGGCGCAAGTCAAACGTCACCTGCCGCTGGACGCTGCTCGCCCAGTGGACCGGAAACAAAAACACCGGCTGGTCAAGATAGGTCATGGATACATTTGAAAGCCTGACGCATGGAAGATCTGCGAGGTGATTGGATTTGTGTAGATGGCAAACGTAAGCGGTCGTCCGCTGCCGATAGTGCCGTAATCCAAAACCACCTTGTTTGTTGCGAACAGCAAGACAGGAACGCCATACACGGTATTCGAATTATATTTACCAATGACAATGTAGTTGGTGTTTGGGAATGGAGTTGAAAAGTTGCACGTCACCGAATAACCGCTACCTGATCCGCCGTATGTCCAATTTGTAAGCGCAGCGGGTGAGTTATACTGATTGAATTTTCCAGACACGGAAGGCGTTGGAACAGTTGCATATTGAGCGTTCAATGCAGACGAACTTGAAGCTGCGCTTACGGAATTGGAATACGTCTGGTTGGCATACCAGAACATCGTGTCAATCAGCTCCGCGTATTGCGCCTGCGTCGGGATTGAGTTGGATTGGAAATAACTTTTCAGCACCGTCTGCGTTTGCGGCACTGTGGCGCGGCACAGATTCAATGCTATGAGCAAAAGAACCAATGATGTGAAGATTAACAGGATTTTGTTTTTCATAGATTTATCCGATGACGTTTGTTGAACCCACTTTTTGATGACCGACACCGACGCCGCTATCTGGCGTCACATTGCCAAGCTGTGCGTTTCGTTCGCTGACAAGCTGTTTGACGGTCACAGACACAGACGCATACCACGGACTCATCACATCGTATGTCTGCGGCGTGAACTTGCCAAAGAGCAGTGGGCGGATGACTGCGCCAGCAAGCCATGTAAAATTCAAGTTGCTGTCAAGAGTCAGGATATTACCAACCACACCCGAAACTTTGGCAACGTCGAAAGTCGTATCGTCAATTACGAGCGATATATAATCTCCAGCGGCATACGTCCAAAGCATCTGGTCACTGACTGTGACGGTGTTTGACCCGGCTGCAGAATCGTCGGCGAGTGTCGTTGCTTTTCCGAAGAACGGAATCGCGGCAAGTCCAGACTTCAAAGCCTGGTCAATCCGCGCTTCCAAGCGGGTGCGTTCTTGCGGGCTTGTTGGCAAAAGGCAGACTGTCAAATCATGCAGCGGCAGAGATCGGAGCGCGGCGCGCTGCTCTGTTCCAGTTAGGCCGGAGCCAATGCCGGTCTGCCAGTGGCGCCGCCAGCGCGGGGGCGTTGACCATTCCGCAGCGTGCGGGAACAATGTATGTCCGTTGACGAGTTGCATGGCGTCAGGTCTGGATTCCGATGCGCGTTTTATTATTCATCGTGTGGACAATCGTGATGTGTTCGCCTTGCGAGCTTTTCATGACATCCAGCATTTGCTGCCGGTCATTCACAATGATTACCTTCGGCGGCAACGCACCGCCGGCCTGTCCACCTGCCGATGCAACCGGCATACCACCGGAGCGCATGGCTTCAAGAGATCCGATGCCGATGCGGTTTACCGCGTCCGCTGGCATGACAAATTCGCCGCGATGGACGATGCCAGCCGGTTCGTATTTGCCACCGATGCCAGTAAAGCCACCGTCGGCGAAACCGCCAACAAGTCCGCCTTCGGAAAATCCGAAAGGCAAGCCAAGTGCGCCCGCAATGGCGGAATAAAGCGCTGCCTCGATTATCATTTGAACCAGGCTGGTGACGACGCTAATCGCAAATTCGGCAAATGCCTGACCGGCCGATTTTGTTCCCATGATGAGCGAGGTGAGCGCGTTGGCCAGCCCGCTTATCGCCCCGTGCAATACGTTCAAAGCGCCGTTAGCCAGATTTTTAGACATGCTGCCAAACTCGTTGGCAAATTGCTTGACGCCTTCCTTGAATGTTCCAAAAAAAGTTCCGCTTTCGTTGACGCGGTCAATTTCCGCCTTCACCTCGGTCATCTTTTCACGGAGAGATTCAAGATGCTGGTCGGCGACTCCGGTTTCCTGTCCGACTTTGCGCTGCGCGTCTGCGAATTGCTCCCAATAACCGATTTGTGCCTGAATGTCTTTCGCCTGTGAACCGAGCGCGGATTGCAGCATCGGTTTTTTTTGCGCGTCGGTCAAATTCGAGTTGTCCCGTATGTCTCGCACCCGAAATTCGTCGGCCTTGTCCTGCACGCTCATTTGCCGTTCGGCGCGCTCCTGTTCGAGCTTCTTGATTTCTGCATCCATTAAAGCAAGGTTGGCTTGCGACTGTGTGGCGGCTTTTAAGTCGAGCGAACCAAGTTGGCCTTGAAGGCTGGCGCGTTCTTCCAGCAGCTTGTTTTTCTGCTTTTCAAGCTCGATGTTCTTTTCTGATTTCTGCGCGTCGTCGAGAGTGATGTCGGTCTTGTTGTATTCAAGAAGCAGGTCTTTCTGCTTCACCTCGTCGCCAATTGCCGTAATGCGCTGGCGGATCAAAGATTGTTCCCGGGCGAAGTCTTTGTTCTCAATTTCCTGCTTGCGGCGGTAAAAATCCTGAATGGAAATTTCCTTCGCCTTGTAGGCTTCTTCAATCTGCTTCAACTCGGCGTCATTGCGTTCTTTGGCGATGGACGCAGCCGCTTGAGCACGCGCAAGTTCAAGCTGTTTGGCGCTATTAACGAGAGACATCATGCTCTCGTCAGGTTTTGCTGGCACGACGGACGCAGGCGTGGCGGGATTGGTTTCTCGCATCTTGGCGGATATGTCGTCAAGCCGCTTGCGGTAGGCGTCCAGAGAGAGCGTTCCGCGTTCCCATTCCAAAAATAAAGCGTTCACGTCTCGCTTCATCTTTTCGCCAACTATTCTTGAAATTGCACCGGCCTTGATTTGTTCATCAATGTTTTTCTGAATTGCCTTGGTGTAGCGACTCATGGCATTGCCGGCGTTTATCTCGGCAAGGTTTTCCTGTTCTTCAGCCTTGAACATCCGCATGGCTTCAATCACCGACCATATTACGGCCGTTAAACCAGCCATTGCCAGGGTAAGCGGCAGAATTGAACCAGCTGCAGCGGCGGCAACGGACGGCAATAACTTCAACGCGGCGATAAAATCCTTAAAATTTGTAATTGCTCCGGCACCAACAAAAACGGCAAAGGCATTGTTTATTGCATTCGGCAGTAATTTCAAAGCGGCCAGCAGGTCTTTCAAACCGCTGATGCTGCCAGCGCCGACGAGGGTTTCTAGTCCGCCGAGCGCGAAGCCGCCAAATTTGACTGCGGCAATCGCAAGTGCTGTTGAAAGCAGCGCGTCCAGCGCGATCTTCAAACCCTGGCTCGTTTGCGTCCATTCCCGAAATTTGACGATGCCATCGGTCACGCTGTCCAGCAGCCGAGTTATCGGCGGCAGCAAATTCACGGCAAGGGTCGCAGCCAGGCCGCCAGCCGCCAGTTTCGTATCAGAGAGCGCATGGTGAAACTCCTTCGCGCTGATCGCCATTCCGTCCGTCACGCCGGTCAGTTCAATGCCGCGCTTCATCAGCTCTTCGACACCTTCGCGTCCCTGATTCAACATCGGGATTAACAGAGTCCCATTCCGCCCAAAAAGCGCGACGGCGCGGGCGGACTTTTCCGCCCCGTCTGGCATCCTCTGGAAAATGTCGGCCTGTTCGAGCAACGCCTGTTTTAGCGGCTTGGCCCCCTGACCCGTCTTGACGAGGTATTCCGAAAACTTTTTCAGACCTGACTGCAGGCTTTCAATGCTCACGCCGGTATGTTCGCCAGCGTAGGCTAGTCCTGCCATCTCTTGCACCGTGCCGCCGCCGATCTGTTTCATTCTGGAGGCAGTCTGCGCAAACTCCATGCCGGACCTGGCAAGCTCGGTAAATCCTGCCACCGTGCCCAGCGCGGCCATTGGCGCGGCCAACTCGCGTATGATGCCGCTGACGCCTTTCAAGGTGTTCAGCACTTGCTGCGCCCCGTTCACGCCAAGGCGGATCGTCAAACTGGAATTGGCGTTGCTCATTTTTCGGTTTCGGTTTGTTTTGTCAAACGGTTCAAGTATTTTTCCGCCGCACGCTGCCCGTCATTGCCGCACATGACCGCTGCAAACGCGGCGTGCGCGGCCTGAAAGTTCG